ACGGAATTAGTGTATTGCAAGACAAAGAAATCCTGGTAACGAAATCAAGTGTGAATCTTATAAAAGAACTTCGTTCGTATTCTTGGGACAAAGACAAATCGGGAAAGAAGTTGAATAAACCAATTGATGACTTCAATCACGGAATTGATGCAATGCGATATTTCGCAATGATGCACTTTAAAAATAGTAATCGAAAATTTCGTATTTCTTAAAATTATAATTATATTTGCATATCTCATAATCAAAGGTTTTAGTTATTAGTCAAAGGCATTCACTTTTTAAGTGGGTGCTTTTTTTTTAACCAAAATAATACAAGGGCGTTTTTCTTTATTTTTTACCCGTGACGCAAAGACGATGACGCAAGACAAAAATCCCTTATTAACAACTTACTATTAGAAACTTTTTCGTGTCCTCTTCAAAAAGTTGAAATTTTGCGTCTTTGCGTCTAATACATTTTAACTTATTTTGAAGAAGTCAATAAAACCAATGCTTGACAACGTAAAATAATATAAAACTAATTAGACGATGATGTTTTGTTTGCGTCTGTTATCAACAATTTGCGTCTTTTATTAACACGTTTGCGTCTTTTTTTTATATTATATTTTAGATTTGGCCAAATAATCAGTAAAATAATAAGTAATAATATAAAGATATAATGCTTATTTAGAATGATTCTAAATAAGGAAATTAAAAAAGAATTAAAAAAAAAACAATATTGGTTTTTATTGTTATATTAATATGAGAATCACTATACCAACAGAATTAAAAGAAATTACCTTGAATCAGTATTTAAGGTTTTCAAAGACATTGCAAGACAATCCAGATGACGAAACATTTGTTGCAATTCAAATGGTGTCTATATTTTGCAATTTACAGATTGAACAAGTTATGCAAATACCAGTGTATGACTTTGAAGAAATTATTGAGAAACTATCTGAAGTATTAAAACAAAAACCAGCACTTGTTCGTCAATTCAAATTGAATGGTGTCAAGTATGGATTCGTTCCAAACTTCGATGAAGAATCAGTCGGAACGTTTGCTTATATCGATACGTTAATTGGCAACGAAGACAACTGGACAAAGTTGATGTCGGCAATGTATCGACCAATAACGAAATCGTTCGGAAACGTTTATGAAATAGAAAAGTTTCAAGGCGACAAATTCGCTGAGGAATTTGCGAATATAAAGATGGATTGTGTTATCGGTTCGCTGGTTTTTTTTTGGACTTTAAAAATAGAATTATTGACCAATATTCTCGACTATTCAACAAAAATGTTGACGACATCGAGCAATTTGGAAGTGGAACGTCTTTTTCAGAAGTCTGGGGTTGGTATCACTCAATTGCACAAATTGCGCGAGGAAATATCTTTGACATTGAACGAGCAGAATCAATTAACATACATAGTGCGCTTACCTTCCTTTTGTATTTAAAAGAATCGGAAATTGAAGAACAAAAAAGAGTAAAAACAAATTTTGAAAAATGAAAGAATTTTACGACGTTGTCGCATACTTAAAAGAATTGATTGAATCAAATCCATTGGTTCATACAATCACACACGGAACACCAGACTTGATTGATATTGATAAAAAAAATATTTATCCGTTGGCACACTTGAATGTGATTTCGTCAAACGTTCAGCCTGGAATTGTTGTATTCAGTTTTGAAGTGACAATATTGGATATTCGAAACGTTTCAAAAGTTCAAGTGCAAGACAAGTTTCTTGGCAATGACAACGAACTTGACAATCTAAATACGTGTCACGCAATTTTAAATTATATCGTTACTAAAATGAAGTTGCAGAATAATGACTATGATATTGAATTGTTGAATGATCCAAATTTCGAACCTATGCTTTTAAAGTTTTCAAATCAACTTGACGGGTGGAGAACGACTTTGGAATTAGGTATTGCAAATAACGTTTTTGTTTGTTAAACAGATGGAACAAAAAGAAGTCAAAAAGACATTTGAAGAATTTGGAAATTATGTAATTGAAAAAGCGAAATCGAATTTAAAAAAAGACGGAAAAAATGCGTCTGGTAAATTAATCGATTCGTTAGATTTTGAATTTAAGCAAAATCAAAATTCAATTGAGTTTGACTTCTATGCTGAAGACTATTGGAAATATGTTGACAAAGGTGTCAAGGGAAAAACGAGTTCGGCAAAAGCACCAAATTCGCCATTTCAATTTGGAACTGGCACTGGTAAAAAAGGCGGACTTCGAAGTGCAATTGATAAGTGGGTAATTAGAAAAGGATTGACAAATACAAGAAACGAAAAAGGTCAATTCATAAATCGTAAACAAATGGTGTCAATGATTTCACGAGCAATTTATAATCGTGGTTTAAGTGAAACGCAATTTTTTAGCAAACCATTTGATGAAGCATTCAAAAAATTACCAGATGAAATTCTTGAATCGTATGGTCAAGACTTAAATAAATTTTTAATAAAAGAATTAGAATAATGAAAAAAATATTTGTGCGTTCACCTTACACGATTTCAATCGACGAAGAAGGACAAATCGGTTCACGTGTTGAGTTATTCATTTGGAATGCAAATATTGCTGAACCAACTGAACCGACATACACGATGACCAAAAGAATCGTTTCTGAATTTCAAACAGAAAACGTTTATAATATTGCAAACAAGTGTACTGAATTTATTAATCAAATAAAACCGATTTATGAAGGAACACCACAAAAAGAATCTGTAAAAAATTGGTGCTTTGCAAAAGTAAAAAGATACAAAGAAACAAGTGCAAATGTTTTTGAATTAATTGACGAAGAAACATTCATTTGTTTTGATGGATATACTTCATTTTTAGGTGGTGCAAATCAAAACGATGCAATTGACAATGTTCCGTTATTCAATCCAGAAATAAAAATTTATAAAAAAGAAGGTGCAACTGGATATGTAAATGTTTGGCTTGACCAAGAATCTTCTTTTGAATGGAAACTTGAAAAACCAGATTTAAGTTTGACAACAATCACAAGCACAAATTCACTTTATAAATTACCTTATTCACAAGACGGAAAATATAAATTGTTTAAAGTTACTGGAATACTTCGTGAACAATTCAATTTTAAAGTTGAATCAATATGTGAAGCGAAATATACACCGATTGTTTGCAACTTTATAAATCGATTTGGTGGTTGGACTTATTTGACATTTTTCAAAGCAAGTAGAAAATCAATTGAAGTGAAATCTTCAAAATTAAACTTGATGCCAGAATCTTGGAATTATGACACGTTTGTTGGTTCAAACAAACAATTCAATTTTAACGGAACGCAAAAGATAACTTGCAATACTGGGTGGGTTGATTCAAACTATTATGAATTAATTCAAGACTTACTTGTTTCGCAAGTGATTTTGCTTGATGGCATTCCAGTAATTTGCAAATCAACATCGACTGAAGAAAAGACGCAATTGAAGGATAAAAATATCAATTATACAATTGAATTTGAATACAATTTTAACCTTATTAATGATGTGATTTAATGTCTGTAAAATTATTCATATACCAAGACGATACGCTTTATTCTGAAAACGGAATAACTGCGGACAATACATTGATAACTGCGGACAATACATTCATAACTGCGGATCAAACATTTGAATTGACACCATTCACATCAAGAGTTGCAAAACAAATTGATTTATTTGACGACGAAATAATAAATGTTACATCGTCTATTCAAAATATTAACGACATTTCAAAAGTATTCACCGATTATTCGCAATCATTCACGATTCCAGCGTCTAAAAATAACAATGAAACGTTTCGTTATTGGAACGAAAACGAAGTTGACAATGGATTCAATCAGTTGATTCGTTATGATGGCTTTATTGAAATCGATGACGAAATATTTCGTGTCGGAAAATGGCAATTGGAAAGTGCATCGGTTAAGCAAAACAAAATAGAAAATTATAAGATAACTTTTTATGGTGTTTTACTTTCATTAACAGACAGATTCAAAGAAGACAAATTGAAGGATTTGGAAACTTTAAACGATTATACAATCGAATATTCTGGTGCGAATGTTCAAGGGGCGATTCAAACAACAAATGACATTGATGTTGCATTTCCTTTAATTAGTTCGGAACGAGTTTGGCAATATGGTGGTGGTGGTGCTGAAGACATTTCAATTTCATCAAGTCGAATGTCTTATGATGAATTATTTCCAGCGGTTAAAGTAAAAAGAATTTTTGACGCAATCGAAACAAAATATAATATTTCTTTTAGTGGTAATTTCTTGACGCAATCAAGATTTACTGAAGCATATCTTTGGTTAAAAAATAAAGAAGTATTTTCAAGAATGTCGGAATTTTCAAGATTAGATTTTTTAATTGAAAATCCAAGTACAAATGAATATGTTTCATTCGATACTTTTGAAAATATTTATTCAATTTCTTACGATGTAAACGTATTAAGAAAACGAATGAATATATTTGGAAATTTGTCTGTCAATTGCAATTGGCAAGTTTCTGTATTTAAAGACAATCAATTTTTCAGAAATTTCAACGGAAGTGGAACTTATATTCAATTAGGTTTGCCAACAAATAATGGAAATTATTATTTGACAATTCAGACAAGTTTGCCTTGTTCATTTGATGGATATGTAACTGCGACGCATCAAAATTATTTAAATGATGGATCTGGCAATTATGATTTGACAACTTTTGAAACAACTTGCACATTCACAGCATTCACGTCTGGATTTCTTGATTTGACACAATACACACCAGACATAAAAGTTTCAGATTTTTTCAGTGCAATTTTAAAGATGTTCAATTTAACTGCATTCAGTTATGACGAAAATAACTATACATTAGAACAACTTGAAAATTGGTATTATCAAGGCGACATCAAAGACTTTACACAATACACAATTACTGACTTGGAATTTGAACGAATCAAAGCGTTTAAAAAAGTGAATTTTGAATACGAAAAAAGTGAAAGTTTTTTAAATGTAAATTTCAACGATACAAACCAGCGTCAATATGGAAATTTGAGTTATGCTTTTAGTACTGACGGAGGCGATTATACTATAAAATTACCTTTTGAAAATATAATGTTCAACAAGTTTACTGGTATTGATTTACAAGTTGCTTATGCGTTGAAAAAAGATTTTAAAACATACGTTCCGAAACCGATAATTTTATACAAATTAGACAATGTTAATTCTGGTGGATTTAAGTTTTATAACGGAACTACAACAATCACAATAAACGACTATAATGTTTTTGGTCAAGACGTTTACTATCAAAGTGAAATTAATTCGTTGAATTGGGGCGAGGAATTTAGTTCGTTTTTTATTGAAACAATTCAAAATTCTTTATTTCAAAATTATTATTTTGACTATTTAAACAACTTATATTCATTGAAGTCAAGAATGGTGAAAGTTTCAATGCGTTTGCCTTATTCGGAATTATTAGGTTTAAAATTGAATGACCGAATTGTGATTCGTGATAAAAGATATATCATTAACCAATTCACAACAAATTTAAAAACGTTTGAAGTTCAACTTGAATTGATTCAAGATTTTAGAAGTATTTATTTTGATAATTCATTTGCAACAACAACTGATTCAACTGCAAAAACTTTGAGATTTGATACGACTTCAAACAATCCATTGACTTGGACAATTTTGCAAGACGATACTGCAAAGATAATTGCAATAAATAATTTTGATACTTACGTTGAAGTTGAAATAAAAAACAATCTGACTGGAGTTGACCAAACGTATAGTATAATAAGTAATAGAAACGATATAATTGTAATAACGCAAAATGGATAATTTACAACAATTACTAAAATTGGCACAAGATTTTGAACACAACGAAATCATTGCAAGTGCAAAGGGAAAATATCAATTTCCAAAAACTTTTAAACAAATAATTAAATTAGCAAAACAATGGCAATTGAAAAAGTAATTGATGTAAAAATACAAAGTGAACAAGCCGAAGGTGCTGTAAAATCTTTAAAGCAACAATTTCGTGAAGCACAAAACGAGGTCAACGAATTAAGCGAAAAATTCGGTGCAACAAGTGATGAAGCCATAAAGGCGGCTAAACGTGCATCGCAATTAAAAGATGCAATCGGTGATGCAAAATCTTTGACAGACGCATTCAATCCAGATGCCAAATTCAAATCTTTGACTTCTTCATTGTCTGGTGTTGCTGGTGGATTTTCAGCGGTTCAAGGTGCAATGGGACTTGTTGGTGCTCAATCTGAAGACGTTGAAAAAACACTTTTAAAAGTTCAAAGTGCAATGGCACTTTCAACTGGATTGCAACAACTTGGTGAAAGTGCCGACGCATTTAAACAATTAAAGGCGGTTGCAATAAATGCTTTGAACGGAATAAAAACTGCAATCGGTTCTACTGGTATTGGTTTACTTGTTGTGGCTCTTGGTGCGGTTTATGCTTATTGGGACGACATCAAAGAGGCGGTTTCTGGTGTGTCTGAAGAACAAAAACAATTGAACGCATTAAGTCAAAAAAACCTTGATTCTGAAAAAGGAAAACTTGATGCGATTGGAAGTCAAGACAATATCTTGAAATTACAAGGAAAATCCGAAAAGGATATTCTTAAAATGAAAATTGCACAAACAGACCAAACAATCAAGGCTGGCCAAGTCAATCTTCAAAACCAAATCGTTAGTAACAAATTATCACTTGAAGCCGAAAAAAGAAATTACAATTTATTAAAATCTTATCTTGATTTCGTGTCAATGCCTTTGAACTTTTTATACACAAATGGTGCAAAAGCAATCAATGGACTTATTGACTTATTGAATAAAATTCCAGGTGTTGAAATAAAAACAAAACTTGACACAAAACTTGTTGAAAAAGGTGCTGACTATTTAGCAAAATTAGTTTTTGATCCAGCGAAAACACAAGAAGAAGGTGAAAAAGTTGTTGCAGAACAAAGAAAATATTTAAAAAAATTAGAAAATGACAAGGCTGGTTTAGAAATTCAAGTAAACGGAATTAATAAAAAAGCATCTGAAGACGCACAAAAAATTCAAGACGAAAAAAATAAAAAAGCCGAAGAAGAACGTAAAAAAGAACAAGACGAACTTCAAAAGCAAAAAGACGCATTGAAGTCAATTGAAGAAAAAGCATCAAAAGACCTTGAGGATTTAAAAGCAAAAACGGATCGTGAAAAATTAGATTTACAAAAGAAACGTGACCTTGAAGAATTAGACAATATCAAATTGTCTGAAGAAGAAAAAGCAAAAGCAAGATTTGACATTTTAGAAAAGTATCGAATCAAAGGCGAAGAACTTGATGCAATTGAAGCAGAAAAGAAAACGCAAACCGACCTTGAGAAAAAGCAAAAAGAACTTGAAGACCAAACACTTTCATTTGATGAACGTCGTGCAATTCTTGAAGAACAAGCAAAAATAATTTCTGAAGGCGATTTCAAAACTGAAGAAGAACGCACAAAAGCAAAAGATGCGAATGTAAAAGCAAGAATCGAACTTGACAAATTAGAAGGAAAAGCAAAAGTTGAAGCACTTGATGCGGTTTCTCAAACGTTGGCTGGTGCGTCTGACTTATTAGGAAAAGAAACTGCGGCTGGAAAAGCAATGTCGGTTGCAAGTGCAACAATTTCAACATTCTTATCGGCTCAAAAAGCGTATGATGCAACAGTTGGAATTCCTTATGTTGGACCATTTCTTGCACCAGTAAATGCTGGACTTGCAATTGCGGCTGGTATTAAAAACGTTAAGTCAATTTTATCTGTAAAAGTGCCTGGTGGTGGTGGTGGTTCAGCGCCTTCAATTTCATCAAGTGCAACTGCTGGTTCAACTTCAGCACCACAATTCAACGTTGTCGGTAATGCTGGAACAAATCAACTTGCATCAAGTTTAGGTAGTGCAATGCAACAGAATCCAATTCAAGCCTATGTAGTGGCTCAAGATGTTACGACACAACAATCATTGAATCGAAACATCGTTCAAAACGCATCGCTTGGATAAAAAAGTTTATAACAAAATCATTAATTTTAATTATTATAATATGGAAACATTCGAAGTAATTTTCAACGAAGGACAGACAGACGGAGTTTTTGGGATTTCATTAGTAGAAACACCAGCCACAGACGCAAAATTTATTGCATTAAGTAAACAAAAGCAAATTAAATTGTCAACTATTGACAATGAAAAAAGACTTTTACTTGGTGCGGTTTTAGTTCCAGATTTGGAAATTTACAGAAATCAAAATGGACACGAATTTTTTATAAAGTTTTCAAAAGACACGATTCGCAAATCGATGGAAAACTTTTTCAAAATGTCGTATCAACAAAATTCATCGTTAGAACACGACAAAGAAATAAAAGACGTGACATTCGTTGAATCTTGGATAAAAGAAGACGACGTTCACGACAAGTCAGTTCAATACGGAATGAATGAACCAGTTGGAACTTGGTATGCAACAATGAAAGTTGACAACGAAGAAATTTGGAATGACTATGTAAAAACTGGTCAAGTAAAAGGATTTTCCATTGATGGAATGTTC